AATCCATGAGAGGTCATCATGTCTGAAGCAACCCCCGTAAAACCGCAAGGAACCGTCGACATTAAGCGCACGGAGTCAGCCACTACGGCTGCTAACGCTCCTGAAGGGTCGATGGCTGAATACGCTTCCCGCCGCGAAGCCGAAATGCGCGGTGAAAAGCCCGAAGCAGAACCCAAACCCGCTGCCGTCGTTGAAGCCACCACTCCCGCCGCGCCCGCGCAGTCCACTGTGACCGCCGCTGCCGCCACGGAAGATAAGGTTATCGCCGACAAGACTGCCCCGGAATCAGCAACCGAGGACGAACCGGAACCACAGATCGAAGAGACCCATCCCGCCAGGAATGGCATCGAGAAGAAGTTCTCGAAGCTCACGTCGGCTCGAGATAAAGCACTTGCCGAAGCGGCTGTGAAAACCGCAGAAGCCGAGCAGGCCAAGAGGGAAACTGCAGAAGCCAAAGCCGAGGTCGAGAGACTGAAAGCAGAGGCTACACAAGCCGCAATTCTAGTCGTGTCGAAGGCCGAAGAAGACCCGGTTCCAGATCGCACGGCGTTCGAGGACCCTGATAAGTATGAGCAGGCAGTCATCGCTCACACCGCACGTCAGGAGATTCGGAAGGCGAACGAGGCGGCAGAAACTGCAGCGAAGGAAAGGCAGGCGGTTGCTGACAAAAAGGTGAAGGAAGAGCAACAAGCCCGCGTGCAGGAGCAGATCACGGCCCTGCACAAAACCTTCAACGAGCGTGTTGAGGCGGCAAAGCCCGATTACCCCGATTACGCTGAAAAGGTCACGAACAACGAGAAGTTGATTTTGCGCAATGACATTTTCTTCACGATCGAGCAATCGGAACAGTCCCCGCACATTCTCTACTACCTGGCCGACCACCACGAAGAGGCGGCAACCCTTAACACCCTCTCTCCGATCGCGGCCGCACTCCGACTCGGCAGGATGGAAGCCGAGATTGCAATCTCCCGTAAACCGAAAGTCTCGAAAGCCGCGGCACCCGAAAGGCCCGTGGGCAATCGTTCCAGTCCCGAAAGAAAGACCCGTGACGAAATGTCGGTTGCGGAGTACGAGAAGCAAATGATTGCAGACGGTGTAATTCCAGATAGGACGCCACGGGCCCGCAAAGCGGCAACCCACTAACCAGGCAGAACGATCCAGAAAGGCTCGTCCTGCCGTCAACCAAGGAAAGACATCATGGCTACTGACACACTACTCACCCCCTCGATAATCAGCAAGGAAACGCTGGTGCTCCTGGTGAATAACCTCGTCATGGCAGGACGAGTGAATCGACAGTTCGAAGAGCAGATGGGCGCCAAGATCGGCACTCAGCTAACCGTGCGCAAACCGAACAAGTTCATCGTTTCGGAAGGCGCCGGCTTGCAGGTCCAGGACATTATCGAGCCCTCGACCTCGATCACGATCTCCAACCAGTCACACGTCGACTTTCAGTTCGGCACCGCCGCGCTGACGCTCGTCGTCGAGGAATTCCGCGAGCGGTATGCAAAACCCGCCATGGAAAAACTCGCCAACCGGATCGACCGTGGTGTGCTGGCAAACATCCCGAACATCTACAACGAGGTCGGGACCCCCACCGTCACGCCAGCATCCTTCTCCCCGCTTGCTGCGGTTGCGCAGCGCCTGGACGAAGAGGCGGCACCGCAGCAGGACCGCACGCTAGTCCTGAACCCGAAGGCGTATTGGGCCGTTACCGTCGGCATCAGCACGGTATTCGTCCAGTCGGTTGCCGAACCCGGCTTTAAGGGTTTCATTCCAAACATCGCCAACTTCGAGATATTCCTCGATCAGAACGTGCCGACCCAGATTACCGGGGCCTACGGTGCGGGCTCGCCTACCGTATTCGGCTCAGGTCAGACTGGCTCAACGCTGGTTACGGCCAACTGGCCGGCGAGTATCACTGGCCTTTTGAATGTAGGCGACGTGTTCACGCTCGCGGGCGTCAACGCGGTCAACCCCGAAAGCCTGGCGAGCACGGGCTCGCTGCGTAACTTCGTGGTTACGGCTACGGCGAACTCGAGTGGCGCGGGCGCGTCTTCACTGTCCATCTATCCGCCGATCGTGACCACGGGGGCCTACCAGACGGTGGATGCAAGCCCGATCTCGGGCGCTGCGATCACCGTGATTTCAGGGGCAGCGGGTTCGAACCTCGCCAAAAACATCGGCTTTACTCGCGACTGTTTCGGCCTGGTGACCGTGCCGCTGATCATGCCGGATGGCGTGGATTTCAAGGCGCAGGAGAACTACAAGGGCATCAACCTGCGCGTGATCCGCGACTACGACATCAACAACGACGTGCTACCGACTCGGATCGACGTCATGTGGGGTACGGCAACTTACTACCCAGAGCTCGGCTGCAGGCTCACCAACTAGGACTGCTTCATGGACGGAGTAGAGACAGGGCGTGAACCGCTTTATCAGGTGTGGGCGATCGACACGAAAACCGGACAATTGGTTCCAGTGCCGTTTTTTCCGCGCGTGATGAAGAGAACAGCGGAAGAGTGGGTGTCGCTGATGAAAATGGCGATCGCTACTCGCGACTATAAGGACTTCGCCGATCCCCGGGCTCTGCTCCACATGGGCAATCTCAATTAACCTTTCTGGAGAATCATCATGACTGGAATCTCAACTAAAGTCGGCACCGCCGAAACCTTCGTAAACTCGGCCGTCGGTAGCATGGTCGGGCAAACGACGAGCGATCCAATCGGCTTTTACGGAGCTGCCGCGCAAGTCGGGCAGCGTTCGAATCAAAACCAAGCCCTCATTCCGATGGCTGGTTCCGGGGCAACTTTGTATGCGGTCAACACCACGACCGTTACCCCGACTGCTGTAGCGGCCAGCACGGTCGCAGCGCAAACCCTGACGGTGACGGGTGCTCCGACCAATTCGTCGGACTTCGTAATCTTCAACAAGATCGCAGCGCAGGCTGGCTTGGGTCTTGCGGGAGCGCGCGCCGGCGTGACGGCGGCAACCATCGTGGCCAACTACTGCAACCCCTCGGCCGCAACGGTTACGCCGACGGTTGCGGAGGCCTATCTGGTGGCGGCTCTCCGGAACATGGCGCTAGCAATTACTCTGAGTCCGGCCGTGGTTCCGGCGTTGTCCACACCCGAGCAGATATTCTCGGGGTTCACTGGTGTAGCTCCCGGCATGATTGTCCACGTGATCAAACCGACCGACCAGGCCGGTCTCGGGATCGTGGGGTGTCGCGTAGCGGGAAACGGGCAAGTAGGCATCACGTTCATAAACGACACCGTGACTGCCATCACGCCGACCGCGGCAGAGTCGTATTCTTACGTCGCTTTGGCGGGACTGAGTGCGCAGGAGGCCACCGTTGTACTGGGGGCCAACTACATCAACACCACCACCCCTACGGCGTCAATCCTAACCGAGCTCGCGCTGACGGTAACCGGCGCGGTGTTGGCGGATGACACGGTTTCCGGTGTATCGAAGCCAAGCACGCAAACGGGTATTGCTGTTGTGGGTGCACGGGTGAGTGCGGCAAGCGTTCTTGGGTTGTCCTGGCTCGCGACCGCGACGCCGCAGCTTCCGACGCAAAACGAGATCTACCAGATCACCTTGTCTCGCAAAGCACCGGTGGCGCCACTGACCTTGTACAGCGTGACGTTGACGCCGGCGGCCGTAGGGCCGGTTACCACGGCCGAGCAGAGCTTTACGGTTACCGGGCTGGTAGCTTCTCAATTGGTGCTGGTCAACAAGTCAAGTCCGGAAGCCTCGATCGGTCTTGCGGGGGCCCGTGTGTCGGCTGCGAACGTGTTGGGCATCACCTTTTCCAACACGAGCGCCGTCACGGTCACACCCCAGCCTCAGACGTATCTGGTCGGTCAGTTCCAGTTGTTCCCGCCCTCCGGGAGTTACCTGGCGCAGACGGTGTTGCCGGCCGATAACGCGCAAACGAACTTGGTAGACGAGCTGCGTACGACCCTGGTCGGGCTCAACATGATCGGCGGCGCGTGACACAGGTGCATTCGTTTTCATAGTCCCCGCCCGGCTTCGGCTGGGCGGGTTTTTCAAAGTGAAAGGAGGCACATGGACGCAGTTGTAAAGCCGATCCAACCCAGGGTGCTGCTCGCAGTGCCCACGCTCGATCGCAATTTGTCGGTCGAGTTCCTGACCAGCATGGCGGAGACGATGAACCTTTGCCAAACCTACGGGATTCTCGTCGACCTCGCTTTTCTCGGAGGTGACCAGTTCATCGCAAAGGCGAGAAATCACCTTGCAACCGGGTTCCTGCAAAACCCGCTGAAACAAGATTGTTTGTTCTTCATCGATGCCGACCAAGGCTGGGAGGCGACCGCCTTCGTGCGCGCGGTTATCGATCGACACGATATTGTGGCTGGCGCTGTGCCGAAGAAAACGGATGATCTGACGTTCAACAACGTCGAGTTGGTCACCAACGAGCAAGGTGACTGCACGATCGAAGACGGCATGCTCGAGGTTCGCCGCATTGGCACGGGGTATTTCCGCATCAAGCGCGAGGCCCTCGAGCGATTCGTGGCGGACTACTCCAACAAGTACGAGCCGGGTGATGGTGGCCCGCTGCCTTGGCACTACGACATTTTCAATGCTCAGGTTCATTACACCGAGGACGAGGGACTCGGGAAGTTCTGGGGCGAGGATCTCGACTTCTGCAACAAGTGGAAGGCGATCGGCGGCCGGCTGTGGCTTGACCCCAACATCACGTTCAAGCACGTCGGGCGCAAGTGCTGGGAAGCGAACTACATGAAGTGGCTGCAGGCGAACCACAAGGTCATCACCACGAAAGACAAGGCGGCTGCGTGAACGCAAACGGCCTATGGTTACTCCCCTCTCGTGGTCGGGTGAACGTTCTCTGGCGCTACGTTAATGAGGCGGTCAACACGGGGCTGAGCACTCCAGGGATCATCCTCGTGCAACACGATGAGGTATCCGATTACGGCCGCCTCGAACTTCCGGACGGCTGGCGCCTGGTTTCGACGCAATCGCAGCAGATGGGCGACAAGATACGGGAGGCCTCCGGCCTCTACATGAAGCTCGATTGGGTCGGGATACTCACCGATGATCTGGTTCCTGAAACCCATGGATGGGACCGCATTCTGGTCGAAGAGGCGGTGGGCGGCCGGCATATCGCGTCCTGCGCGGACGGCACGAACCAGATGCCGCGGCGCATGGGGGCAGCCGTATGGCCTGGTGAGTTGTTGCGCGCCGTGGGCTACCTACACCCGCGCGGCTTCAACCACCTGTATTTCGACGACGTGTGGGAGATGCTCGGGCGCGCGACGGGCTGCTGGAAGGAGCGGCTCGACGTC